CTGAGCAGAGACCCCTACCTCCACCTTATCTTCATAACCGTAATCTTTAGCTATCTCATTCGGTCTGAAGTAAAACCCATTGAGGGACATAACCTTATCTAAGGCTCCATCTATGGGTTGGATGTCGGTCTTAAGTCTCATGTCTGAGTAGTAGGCTGTGACGTTGCCAGTGGATCTAACCTCGGCAAAGGTCACTGTGTCTGTTGTGGCAACAGCCTGGCCTATTGATACTGTGGGTGTTGCACCCTCGGATCCTGAACCTGCTACGGTAACGCCTGTACCTGCAGTTATACCTGCAACGTAGTTCCCTGCTGTATGGGTACCCAGTGTCAAACCATCGCCACCCAGGGTGATGTCACCTGTGATAGCCAGGGTACCAGTTACAGTTGCCCCTGAAGTACTGGCAGCCACTCTTGTAGTGCCGTTTGAATCCAGTAGGGAGCTTGGGTCAGTGTTTAGCTGAGTGTGGGTCGCTGTGACAGCACCAGTTATGTTAGGGAACGTAGCTTTAATGGTGGTCTTGATTAAACGTAGGTGGTCGTCTGCCTGTGCCAGGGCATCTGTGGATGTAGGGTTAGTAGCCACTAATCCATTTATGTAAGTAGCAGTCTCTAAGGCCATGGTTTTTTCCTTCTCTCATCTAAAGGGTCGAACAACAATAACAACAACAACAAGGCTTTAACTCTTTTTTGAAATTGATTGTATTACTAAGGTACTGGGGGTCTAAAATCCTAGGTATGGTACCTAAATTGACCGACAATAATAGCTAAGTACTTGATATCTATAGATATCTTAAGTCAACAGACTAGTTATCTGATTACGATATAGTACCTATGTATCTTAAGACATTAGTCATTATCTGAAATTTAATCGTAAGGGGTATATTTAAGGTCGTTAAAAATAGGGATCTCAATTGCTCACTTACTCTAGTCTGACCTCTAGTCATCCCTGGTTCACCACTGTATACAGCCGATATACCTCATTTACTCCTGATCTCTCCTAAGGGTGGACACAAAACTTTACCAGGGTTATCAAGGATACTTAAAGACCCCTTGATAACCTGTTACATTAGTATACATTATCCCATGTGAACTGTTAGAGATAGCCTGTGTTAGCCTTGATGCTACAACTTATAGTTGGCATTCTGACAGTTCACGCCTTCATTAGTTATCCGATAGAACTCTTACGTTATCATCGTCCTGGTCGTTGTCACCCAGTAACTCAAGTTCAGCCTGTAGCCTTCTTATGGGTATCACCTGAGTAACCAGTGCCAGTCGTTCCTGTGGCTCCATCTGTGACCATCTACCGATCTCAAAGGTAGTCCTGTAACAGGCTGAACACCTGTCCTTACTGGTGTCCAGTCTGCATATGTTTTTACATGGTGTAAGCATAGTCATACGATCTCACAGGCACCACCGACACAGGCTAACTCCTGTGATCCTATGGTGTTGTCCTGTTGCTCATACTCACTCAGCTTAGACCAGTCGATATCCAGGGGCATTGCCTGAGACATGATGTCATACTCATGCTGATCACAGTCCTGGTAGGGAGCCTGTTGGTATGTATGGTCGCTGAAGGGAAGGAACGACACACCTGACATCCAGTCGAAGTTGTCATACACCCAGGCACCGACTAACAACCACTCATCCTCCTTCACTGATATAGTGACTGAGGGCTTGTGTTCACACCAGTACTTTTGGTATGTGAGCCATAGCTCAAGTTGATCTATAGCTGACTTATCTGTCCTGAAGACTGCATCCCTTGGTGCTTCCATGGGGAAGCTAAACACTGTAGTTGTATCAGGGTTTAATATGTCGTCCTCAGCAGGTATGCCCTGGTCTACCATGAGCCTGGTCAATGGGTCTTTCTTATCACCCCTGACTGTTCTGATGTAGTAGGGGTTGTGCCTGGCGTGAATGCCTGAGGCAGCGTCAACCAACTGACTGACTGTACCTGATGGCTTGACACATGTAATAGCCACTGACTGAGGTATGCCTATTGCCTGGCTAAACTCCAGGTTAGTCTTTACGGCTTCATCCTTCAGCTCCTGTAGTAATACATTTAGTCTAGCGTCTGATCCGTTAGTCAATGTGTTATCCATGATACCAGTTAACGACACACCAAGTAGTCGTTCCTCTTCACAGTTCTTCTTCCACTCACTTGAGACATACTTAAAGTTAGTCAGGGTAGACTGCATTGTGCCTATGATAGTGGCCAGTCGTACCTTCTTCATGAGTGTCTCCTTGGTGTCATGTGGACGTATGACAACCTCAGACAGGTTACAGAACTCACGGTCTCTCAGTATGATTTCTGAGCATGGGTTCGTACCAAACTCATGGTCACCAACTTCTCTACGACCTGAGGCCTCAGCCATCTTGTTAGCTGACTCCCTGTTGAAGATACCACGTTCACCTGACTTTGATTCATATAAGGACTTCCACTCATCCATGAAGATACCCATGTCAGGCTTCTCAGTGTATACAGCTGAGTTATTAGCTAAGGAACGCTGCTTGTTAGCAGTCCACCACTCACCTGACTTAGCGTGTCTCATACGGTCATCCGATAGGTTAGACAGGCTTATCAATGCTGACCTACGGACACCACCAACAACAACTACCTCGGCTATCTTACATACTATGTCGTGGCACTCTATTGAGTTCAGCTTACGTCCTTTAGCATTCTTAATTACCTGGACTGTGAAGTTAAACAGGTTCTCAAGTGGTGCAGCTCCTGATGCCCTACCACCGAAGGTCTTCAGTGGTGACCCTGCAGGTCTTACAAGGCTTGTGTCCCACTGGGGTATCTGACCTATGTATAACAGCCCTACAAGCTCCCTGTAGGCCTTAGCCCATCCTAGTTTACTATCCTTAACCTTGATGATTGTGTCGGTGTTGTACAAGGCCTCAGCTACTTTAGGAAGCCTGTTTATATGTTGCCTTTCGACACTGAAGCCGACACCAGTTCCATTCATGAGAACATACAGGATCTCATCGAATGCCTGGAGCCTGTCCACGGCTACATAGCTGCAGTTGTAACCTGCTATATTTTCCTTTCTCAAGGCTTCACCTGCTGTCATAAGACATCTCATGGATGGCATTACAGACAGGCTCATAACGGCCTCATGAAGCTCGTCGATAACTACAGGAGGACAAGTATAGTTATGCTGCTCCATGAGGTGTTCTTTAAAGAAGTTAAAGTATCTATCTACAGTCTCATCCCAGGTCTCTCTACGGCCTTCTTCAGGTAGCCAACGTGAGTATCGTGATAGGTGTATAAACTGCTGATATAATGATGGTAGGTGGTTACTTAATTGCATTTGGTTCTCTTCCCTCTAATTGATTGATCCTCATTTCGCAGTACCTCATGGCCTTACGAAGATCGGTTATTTCTGATTGTGTTTCGTCCTGGTTGTCGTAGGTCTTAAGACCTGCTCTCATGACGTATTTGATGACGTTGCCCTTCCAAAAGGACAGTTGGTTCTTCATGATAAAACTCACTGGTTCTATGGTGAATGCCTCGTAATGAGGTGGTTGTTCGATAAGCTGCTTTTTACTAGCCATGGTTTTCATGTACTCCATATGTCTCATAGTCTGTTGAACCCACGTTTACGCTGCTGTTCATGAAGCAGGTCGCAGTATTTGTTGTAGAAGTAGGTCGATACCTTGTTGAACCTTTTGAATAAGAAGAAGTAGAAGTGGAGTTTTACGGAGTCCATAGCTTCACCTCTTGCTTTTCATAGTCCCAGTCCTGTGTTCTGAGTATCCTGGCTAACCTGGCTTGGGTCAGTGCCTCTTCCCTGGTGTAACCTGCCTTGATGTAGGCATCCTCGACAGCTCCCCAGTGTGGCCTGGAACCCAGGATGGCTTCTGCCTTCTTTGTGCCAACTCCTGACAGACCCTTGTATCCGTCGGTTGAATCACCAGTTAATGCCTGGGTCAGGAAGTTTCTGTCGGCCTCTTCCTTGGTTATTTTAAGTAACTCACCTGACTGAGGCCTGTATAGGTTGGCAGGTATTGTCTTCATGTCCTTGTCGTCACTGACAATGATTGTCGTTGAGTTGCTTTTGATACCCATGACATCGTCAGCCTCAAGCGTTGGTAGGGTGGCTGTACGGTAATTGTCACGGCACCAGTCAATCATGTAGGTGTAGCCAACTGGCTTACGGATCTTACGCCTTGCTGACTTGTAGTTGGGGTGCAGCTGCTTCCTGAAGTTTTCCTTATCTGAGAAGCATAGTGTAAACCAGTCGGCTCCACACTCCTCGACATAGTCTTTAACTGTCCTGTTGAAGTTTATCTTAGCTGCCTTCAGGTCACTGGTTAACGACCACACATCATCACCCCAGTCTGTTTCCTCTTCGGTAGCTGCCAGGGTTCTGTAGAGATATAAGTCTCCATCAATCAACGCCATCATATACTTGGTTCTCCTTTAAGTAATCGACACCATCGTCTGTGGCTAACCAGTGTTTGCCCCAGGAGATGTCGTCTAGTTTCATTGTGATAAGACCCTCAGTGGCACATATGCCTATTAACTCAGGGTAGGTTCTTGCTATGGTGCCTCTTGTTGAAAAGGGTTTAGTCCATGCATTCCATATAATAAAACAGAGGCCACTTACGGCCTCTGCTGTCTTCCGTTCTAACTCTTGTTCTTCTTTAGTGAGTTTCCGACCAGTTGTTTCCGATTGTATACTCCGAGGCGATTGGTATTTTGAAGTTGAAGTAGTCGCCAGTTTCCTTCGCCATTCGTCTAGTGATATCACCGACATCGTCTTCTATTCCTTTCTTGCATTTGATTTGAACCTCGTCGTGAACCCAGGCTATGATCTTGGCATCAAGACCCTGCTTCCTGAGTTCCTGGTCAATGAGAATGACCCACTTCTTACTGATCGTAGATCCAGTGTTTTGAAGTAGAGTGTTAAGAGCTGCATGAGCTGAGCGTATGTGAACTCTCTCACCAGTCAGACCGATGAGGTATCCACGTTCAGCTGCTACCTGGACTTGCTTTTTAAGCACTGAGAATGAAGGCATGGCCTTGAAGAACTTCTCCTTAGTCTCCTTACCTGCCTTTGCACCCTTACCTAAGACTTGGCCTACCTTTAAGTCACCACCACCATATAGTAGGGTGTAGATAAACTTCTTAGCCTGGTCTCTTGTATCAAGCCCTGCAGCATTTTGATTTGTCGTGTGGATGTCGCCATTAAGTATCTCCTTGGCATAGGCACCCTTGTCAGTAAATGCCAGGAAGTGAGCCAAGCACCTCAGCTCAAGTCCTGACAAGTCTGCACCGACTAAAGAACAATCAGCAGGAACGGTGAATAACTCACGGCACTCTTTACCAAACACGGCCTGAGTACTAGGAACCTGTGCAAGGTTTGGATACCTGTGAGCTGCTCTCAAGGTCACTGTACCTGCTGAAATGATGTTGTGACGGATGACACCGTCTTTACAAAGCCGTAGCCAAGCCTGTGAACCCTCAGCAAGTTGACCTATACGCTTTTGGAGGAGAAACATATAGGCCAACTTCTTAGCCTCAGGGAAGGGGAGAGCTTCTAAGATTGTCTCATCAATCTGAGCATCACCTGAGGGGGTAAACTTTTTAGGCTTCCACTTATACTTTTTCTCTAAGCAGAACTGTATGTGCTTTCTGCTATTAGGGTTGAAGTCGACAACCTTTACTTTTGTGAATGGTTGGTCTTTGACATACCCCAGTTTCTTGTTGTTGACCTTTGGGATAAACTCAGTATGAATTTCCCAAGGCTCAAACAATGTCTGAAGCTCGACTTCAAGATTAGCTCTTTCTTGAGCCAGTTTAGAATAAAGATCACCTGCCTTCCTTTCGTTGAATGTCCATCCCTCAGCTCCTATACGGTTACAAACCTCAGCTATCTGATGTTCAAAGGTTATGCTCTCCTTAGACCACTCCTGAGGAGCTAAATGCTTCCAAAGTGAGTGGGTGACTTCGACGTCCTGTTCACAATACTTCTGCATATCTTCAGACCATCTTGACCAGTCAGTAGTCTCTCCGAAGTCACCCTTCAGAAGGCCTAAACGAATACCCCAGGCTTTTAAGCTGTGGGATCCGTTTAGCTTCCGAGGGAGAACTAGGGTGGAGAAATCTGTGTTGGCTTGGTTGGCCTTAATAACTCTACTTAAGACAAGCGTGTCTAGTACCTCTGCTTTAGTCTCGAATGTAGGGTAAACCTTTTCGATAGCAGGGATGTCAAAGTTAATAATGTTATGACCAATGATGGTGTCTGCTTTATGTAGTAGATCCAGTCCCTGCTCTATGTCAGCAGGTGGGTAGCTAAAGACTTCGTTAGTGTCGATGTCTTTAAGTACTATGCAGTGTATTTGAGTTAATGTGTCTAATAGTCCGTCAGTCTCGATATCGAAGACTAACCTCACCTATTGTCACCTGATCCTGTGAGTTTGTTTCTCTCTCTTCTAGATGATAGCTTGTTAAGGTTCATTTCAGCTACTTCTGATAGGTCATACTGAAGCTCATCGGCAATCAATGCTAAATACCAAAGGCAGTCACCTAGCTCCTTCATGATCTCTATCTTAGTAGTAGAAGGAAGCCTATATAAGTCGTTGTCGGTGTCTCTTACAATCTTCTTAATTTTATCAGCGACCTCACCACTTTCGGATAACAATCCTAAGACAGGGTATAAGACATGCATGCTGTCGCCATGGCTAAACTTCTCTTTGTAGATAGCATAACGAGCAGCTAACTCCTGGTATTCATCAAGTGATAATCGGTTCATCGATTGCTGCTCCTTCTAAAAATTGGCTCTTGTTCTTTTTCTGCCCTGGGGTCATCCAGGAACACCTCTTCTAGAGGATCGACCTCTACGTTCTTCCTCTTTTGAAGCTGCTGAGGTAAGTCTTTGAGTTCTGAGGCATGTAAAGCCCAGTTGCTTCCCTTACGTCTTTCTCCAGTTATCTGTGCCATTATTCTCTCCTTATTAATGTTGATATTGTTTGTCGTATTTGATCTTTGCTATCTCTCTAAACTGCAGGGCAAACAGAAGTGCCTTAATGACGTTTTTGAAGTAGATAGGCTGTATAGGGTCATGAAAGACTTTGGATCTATTGTTAAGAGTTTGTATTGGCTTAACCATCCACTTCGATGGTTTTGCATGTGTCTTTGTTACTAACAGTGTGTAATTAGTGTAGGGGTGGTAACGGTATAAGCCGTAGACCATATCTTCTATTAGTTTTCTGTTCTCTTTACTAAACATAAGTCTTTCCTTCTTTTCTCTAGAATATCTCTGACGTAGGTAGTAGCCGTCCTGTTTCACGGTTGTAGCTAACGCCACCTGCATTACCGACTTCACCTGTAAATCTATTCTTAAGTATGTGAATGAACCTGCTGTCACCGTCTGAATCTTCAGGGTCTACCTGGAGTGACAGACATATGTCAGACAGTTGAGCAATGGCGTGTGAGCCTCTTAGCTGACCCAGTCTGACCTTAGCCCCATCCTCATGACCCTTGTCACCCTCAGGTCGTCTGAGGTGAGACACAAGTATAAGGCCTATGTCTAACTCCTGGACTAGTGTCCTGAGCTTAGTCATGGCACGGTCAATCATCTTACGCTCATCACCGTTATCCATGCCTGATATAAGTATTGAGATGTGGTCAAGTATGATCCACTTGATGTCCAGGGCTTTTGCCATGTACTGGATACGCTGACATATTAACTCGACGTCAGAAGAACCAAAGTGGTCATATAAGAATATCTCAGGCTTACCTTCAAACATAGTATCAAAGCCACTGCTGATCTCTTCATCAGTTGCCATTGACCTGTCTACAGTAATGTTCTTGTTCATGTGAATACCGACTAAACCAAGCATGGTTCTTCGGTTGCTTTCCTCTAGCATAATCATGCCGATCTTATGGTCACTTTGCTGAAGGCTGTAGGCAATCTCCCTAACCAGGGTAGACTTACCAATACCACTACCTGCACAGACCGTAACAAGCTCAGAGGTTCTTAGACCCTTGGTTATCTCATTAAGCCTGGGGTAGGGGTAGTTGATAGCAGATTGCTCATTATTAGTAAGCATGTCTGACTTAAGATCACATGAGCTTATGATACCATCAGGCCTGAAAGACCTAGCCTGGAATATAGCTGAGATAATCTCATCAGCCTTACCCTTCATAAGGCATTCATTCGCATCCTTATGGGGAAGATTGGCAATCTTAACCTTACCAACTGGAAGCAACTCAGCTGCGATGTGAACTGCTTTTTGACCTGCATCATCCATGTCGAACATAAGAACTATCTCATCAAAGTTGTTGATGTAGTCCCAGTTCTTCTTGATGCTTGAGGCTGCTGAAGCTGCCCCAGTTGGTAGGGATACTGTAGCCCACTTATGACCCTGTACCTGGGAGATTGTCATTGCATCTATTTCGCCTTCTGCAATAACTAACTTCTTACCAGTTGACCATAAGTGTGAACCATAGAGTGTCATCTTAGATGCATCACCTATGATGCTAAAGTTCTTGTTCTTGTCTCTAACCTTTTGTGCAACAGCCTTACCTGTGGTGTCTCTGTAGACAGCAAGCTCTAGGTCTTTATGACATAGGTAGCTAAACTTTCTACATGTCTCTTCTGTAAGGCCTCTGTGTTTTAGGCTTCTTATATCACCCTTAAGCAGCTCTTTAACAAACTTGTTGCTCTTAGGCTTAATAGTGGTGAGATCTGCCTTTTTGTAAACAGGCTGTGTGGTTTTGTTACATGAGTAGCAATGTGTATGACCGTCGTCATAGACACCTAATGCATCTGAAGAGCCACAGTCAGAACAGGGTTCCTTCCTCAGCTCTGTTGATTTTGGTAAATGCATTAGTCTCTCCTTTATAATAAATCACCGTGTAGTCCCATGGGTGGTGGGTGTCCTTCGTTCAGCCATTCCTCAGGGATAAACCTATGGGCAAACTTAAAACCATTTGCCCTGCAGAAGTCTGCATAGGTTGTCTTCGATCCCTTGTAGATCTTTGAGTTTTGGTTAGAGAAAACAAACCTGATGTCTAACTCAGGGTGCTGCTCCTTGATCAATAGATGTTTCTGTCTATCGGCAGTCACGAAGCGACCCTTGGTTTCGACATAAAAAAAGCCACCAATCTTAGGCAGCTTAAAGTCAGGTGTGTATGTGCTTTGCCGAGGGGGGTGGGTGTATTTGATCTTATCAGTTTCGTAGTAGACCTTTAAGTCAGCCTTACGAATTTGTTCACTAATCTTATCTTCTAACCCTGACCTGTATCCTCTTACTAAAGCACCTCTAGAATGTATAGGATGAAGCACCAGTTTCGTCTTCCTCGTTTTGATTACTCTCATTGTCAAACTCCTCGGCTACAAATCCATCTTCCATGGCCTCGAAGCCATCTGTTCCACTGCCAGTCTGTGACACTGGTTCAATAATTTGTACTTTGGTTAGTCTTAGTGAAATGCCGTTGTTACCTGTAACAGTGTAAGGGCTAACAACTCCACCAATCTTAATCACTGATCCACCGAATAGGTTAGGTGGGTTGTTGACGACCTGACCCTTTGAATCAAAAAACTTAGGCTGAAACTTTGACTTAGCTATGATTGACATCATGCCAGTCTCTTCATCAATCTTGTAAGGCATCCTGGCAGTACCTGCCTTTTTACCAAACTCATCCTGAGCCACTTCCTTTAATTGATCTATAAGGTGTTTTGCCTGGTCTTGAGGAACCAATAGGTTTGTCTTGTACACGCCTTCAGGGTCAAATTGGGTATCAGCCTTATTGAGCCATGGGTATTGTGCTGTTCCCTTATGGGTAACGAATGTCTGTCTTTGAGCCATTCTAACTCTCCTTTTCTTGTTGTTGTTGATTTGTTTGATATTTAGAAACATCTATACCAAGTTGCTTAGCCTGTTCTAGAACGTGCTTAGGTATCTCTTGACCACGTTCATGACATAGACAAGCTATACCAAGCACCCTTTCTCTTGGATGCATGGGTTACCTTTCTCGTTAATTTTGGTTTAGTAGTTTCTCAATGGGTGGACACAAAACTTTAACAGAAGCAATATCGACTGTCTTTTATGTCCTCTAAAACCAGTTTACCTTTCTTTGGAATTGAAGGTAGCTCTACCTTTGAGGGGTCTGTGAACTGGTTTATATTTTGCTTAAGTATACTGTCATAAAGACAGAAATCTGTATAAAGCTCAATAAATGAACTTCTTATGATTTCGTATAACTTTTGAGTGTCTGCAGCTGTGGTTGCAAAGCTGTCATGAATGAGGAAGTACTCCTGTATATTGGCCTGTAATCCATTTAAGACAGTCAGCAGTAAGTGAGCTGCATCCATTGAGTGTATGACATTAGGTGATACTGCCGAAGCTGACTTAGCCTTATCAACAGCTCTAAGAGGCTTGTCTCTTAAAGATATCTGACTACGAACATTCTTAAACAAAGTCCTGTCGTAGAGGTAAACCTTGATTTCCTTGGTGGTAAACTTAGTGTAGCTCTGTAGCACAGGAAATCCTACAGGTGTCTTCCACCTCATGTGTTTATTCTCATGAGCTAGAAGCCTGGCTAGTGTCTTGAAAAACTTCATACCCTCAGACGCTCCAGTTATAACCTGGTTCACTGCTTGCCAATTTGCCTTTGCCAGGTAGTTAGCAGCTGCAAAGCCTTGGTCTTCTCCAAAGGGGTGTTTGTCGTATACACCTGCAAGTACATCATCAGCCAAGGGTCTCATAGTATCCTCAACTATCTGATCCTTAAAACCATAGACTTCACTTGAATAACCAAATGTCATGACGTTACGCTTTACAAGCTTACGGTTAACACCATGCTTAAGCCAAGCCCTGGCTAACTCCTCATCCTTTGCCTTCTCATTAAAGATACTGTTAACAACGTCAGCCACCTCCTGGTAGATATCCTGGGGGTTGTTATCAGGTACCAGGTTAACTAAAGCACCGTCTTTCTCCTGGAGACTAGCAGCTGAGTAGTGTTGAATACCACTGTTACTACCGTCTAGGGATATCGGTAGGCCACTTGTAGAGCCTTCACCCTCGACCAGGTACTTAAAGTAAGCCTGGCAAGCTGCTAGGAAGCAGAAGGGTTTGTCAGCCTTAGACCAAAAGTCAAAGGTAGCCTTGTAGTCCTGGGCAACCTCAATAATCTTATCTGTGTTGTCGTTAACCCACTTGATCCTGTCTAGCATAGGCTTCTTGGAGACCTTGTCGAAGTCACCAGTGTTAGCCACTTGTATGGCTATCCAGTAGAACGCCTTTTCATCGACCTTCTTCTCATTAGCGAACTCAAACATAGCCTTTATGTGTTCGTCTCTGTGGTGTGAGAAGTGAGGTATAGGGTATATACGACCACGGTGACAGAAGTTATGAGGTAAATAGAATTGGTCGTATTCCATTAGCTCCTTGGCAACCTTTAAGTCCTGGAGCATCACCGACCTTTGACCATCAATCTGCCTGTTCTTGATAACTATGTTTTTATTCTTAATCCTTATGCCCTTCTTCTGCTCAGCAGTAAGGCTGTCAAAGTCTTCTACTTTATCAGGGGTCTCTATGTATGCCCTGGTAGGAAACTTACCGAAAGACTTGTCGTTTACCCAACACCACTCAACTGCCTCAACTATAGTTGGGTTAAGCTTCATAGGAGTCCGTTGGACAGCGTTTAGGGCGTCTATGGCAGGTTGTATACTACCGTCATCAAAGCCACGCTGTACGGCCTTCTGAAGGGCAGTAGGGACGTATCCCTTAACGAGTTTTACCTGTTGTGATAAGGCCTCGTCCATGTAGCAGCCAGTGTTAAATGAAGTCCAGTCTTTAGGCTTCACTGTCATAGGTGCAAACAATGGGCTAGACCAACTCTCGTCAAAGTCTAACTCAGAAAGTCTTAAGGATGCATCAGGTAGCAGTCCTATTTTCTTAAGGGTCTTGTTCTTAAGTGTAGTTTCCCACACGTCAAATATACCTGATACCCTGAGTATTGAGTTGAGTACTGGTGTACCGACAATAACTCTCCTCTTGTCATCCCACTTATCATACTCAAACCCTGCCTTGGCAGCTATAGACTTAGCTGCTTTTACTCTATGGCGTTCACTTGAGTGATCTTTAGTGACTTTAGTTTCAATTCTTTTAGCTAATCTTTTGTTAAAGTCCCTTAGCTTTATGTTAAAGATCTCCATTTCAATCTTCTGACCAATAGTAGATACAGCTCTCGTAAGTGTTTGGTTACGACCTACAGCATCAAACATAGATACTAAACCGACATAACTAATTATATCGACATCAACATCCTTTAGTTCATGATACCAAGATGGCTGTCTACCACTTCCACTTTTACTGACCACATCTATAGTAGACTTAAGGTCTTTAGCTACTGTAGCCTGTACTTCAGATATAAGTCTCTGTGGGTTATTTTGTATGGAAGTAGTCGTAATCTTCTCAGACCTCTTAAGATAACGGTCACGACCTTCCGTTATCATTTGTCTTTCTCTTTGTAATTCTCTTATTGTACTCAATTATCTCTCCTTTTTACCCAAGTTCTCTAATGGGTGGACACAAAACTTTCTTTACTAAAAACCAGACTATTTACAGTTAGTTGGTTCATCCGTTGTTGTGTCCTTAGTGGACTGTTTGAGACTATAGTCATTCAACTTCCTTTCTTCTTAAATTATGCTCTACGAATCATGAGAACAAAAGTGCAACATTAAGGGTATTGTCGTAATACTAAATTGCAATAGTATAATTTATTTTTTTTAACCTTTTTCATAAGCTATTGATTTATAACCTCTTATTGTTAATGAACTGATTATTTACAGCCATTCTTATTAAATGAGCCATAGATATATGCTGACCAGTGATCTTACTGAGGTTGTGAGCCTCTCTACTTAAAAAGTCCCAGTCCTTCTGCTCAAAGAACACCTTCTTAGAGACATACTGAACACTCCTCTTTGGTCTGCCATGCTTATTACATTTCATAACGATTCTCTCCTTAGTACTTCTACTGAGCTAATAACTTAGCTACAGACTTCTTAGTGTCCTGGTTAACATGGACATACTTCTGAGTTGTTTTTATCGACCTGTGACCTAACATATCGGCAATGACTAGAGTGTTAACCTGGAAATCATTAGCTAACTTTGAGGCACAAGTATGTCTTAAAACGTGAAAAACAAAGTTCTTATCCCTGGGTGCAACCCTGTGTCTGCACTCATCCCATAGGTCGTAGAATATACGGTGACTAAACCACTCCTTAACCACCCCTACCTTTTTGATACACTCCAGGGTAGTCGGTGTTAATGGTACCTCACGGTCATCACCGTTCTTAGTGTCAACTAGCTTCAGCCACTGCTCATCAGCTGATACAAAGGCAGTCGTTCCTATCTCCTGCAGCTCACCTAGTCTCATACCAGTCTGCTCAGATAGAGTAACCAGGTGTTTTATCCTAGGCTCCCTAGACTTACTGAAGAATGACTTGATCTTGACTAACTCATCAGCTGTAAATGACCTGGGTCTGCCGTTGTTCTCAGCCTTCATTTTGATCTTAGGAGCTGCAGTAATAAGCTCTAAATCCATGGCGTAACTAAAGACTGCCTTTATAGCAGCCTTGTATCGGTTTATAGTCGTTTCTGAGAGCCTTCTGTTGACCTTAATGAAGGTTAGGAAGTCTGAGATTTCCAGGGCTGTGAAGGCGTCTAAGGGCTTAGAACCATACCTTTTGTAGTTACTGAACATCATCAGCTTGTTAATGGTTTGCTCCTTGTGACGACCACTCCATAGCTCATCGGCATTACTCATAAAGAATTGTCTGAATGTTTGCATTTGTTGTCCCCTTATTAAAACAATGGCTCATAGAAAACACCCTGCTTAACAAGGTGTCTGAAGTAGTTAACTTCACTACGGTAGAATGACGCTGATTTGTCCTGGCCGTTCCATTCAGCATCTGAGAGTAACCTCCTTACTCTCTTCAGCTCGGATACACAGTCGACTAGGTGTTCGGTTGGTTTGATTGTGTCGATATACATTTGTTCTCCTTAAGTTACTTTTTACTTGCGAGAACTGACTGATTGTTTTAAAAGACCCCCTGAGATTAACTAGGAGTAACCCTAGGTGGGGTGGCCGAGTGGTTAAAGGCAGCAGACTGTAAATCTGAAGTTAACCTCAATCGCAGTTCACATTGTTAACCTAATTCAACTTTAGTAAATAATCAAGACCCTTTTTGTATATGGGTGGACATAAGTCGAAAAAACACCGATCAAACCTAAGCCTGACCAGTGTTTCAGGGGATATTACTTTTTCAATCGATAAACTATATTTATACCAGTGTTGACGAACACACCTATTACAGTGAGTGTTTGAAGAAACAAACTAATAACTTCTAAATCCATTACTTACCCTTTATCTTTGATATTGACTTCAGACCGAATGAGGCAGCTATTGACGCCAGTATTCCATAGGACAACCAGTCAGGGCAGTCCTCTCTTAAGAACCTGAAGCCATCAGATATGTAAGGCTGTAGGGCAGGGATGAAACATGCGAATATCAGGCTTATGAAGCATATAGTCCAGGCCTCATCCTTCCAGGAGTTGTCTGAGGCATCCATAGCCTTCTCATCCCAGTTACCATCCTTCTCAACTCTTTTAACCTGTGCCTGTACCTTGGCTACCTCTAGCTGCTGCTTGGCCTTAGCCTTCTCCTGGCGTCCCTCTAGCCATGTACTAGCCAGGGTGCCAACGATGTTTAATATGGGTAACATTACTTGAACCTCGCATCTATCCAACACTTACCGTAGTAAAGTATAAACAGCCATATTGTGAATAGAACACCTTCTACGTAAGACAGGTCGTTCCATGCATCTAATACCATGCCTTCCATTAGCCCTCAGCTCCTTCTCTGATCATGTTAGCTACGTCTATAGCCCTCTGTCCTACCTGGTTGGCGTAACGGCTCTCTAGAAGCTCGTCAGCAGCCTTTTCATACATACCCTCTCTAAGGAATCCAAAAGTCTTTTTGAAGGCCATAAGACGGCTTATACCCATGTTAAAGCATAAGTTAATCAGTGCCTCTTGTACTCTCTCAGGGAGGTCGTCCCAGTAGCTGACTGTCTGCTGTAATTCGTTAATACATATGTCGATGTCCTCATCTAACATCTGCATTGCTGTTTCATGGGATATACCACGGTCTTCTATGTTACGACCTACACCAATTGTGAGCTTATCACTTGTACAACGGTAAGGCATAAGCTCTATACCCTCATGCTTAGTTATTTGTAGACGTAGTCTTTCTATGTTCATTTAGAACTCTCCTTTTAAATACATTGCCAAGTAGTAAATCAATGCCATGCCTATCAATACAGTTGACGCTACAGTGGTAATCATCTTGTTTCTGTAGTCTATCCTGGCTTGTTCCTTAAGTTGTTTCCTGTGTTCTGCCTTGGCAGCTGCAATCGTAGCAGCCAGGCGTTCCCACTGACCTGCAGACCCATATAGCTGAACCATGCTTCGCAGCTCATCGAACATCTTATTACGCTCTTCTTCTTTGAAGTGGTCGTCTATGGCCTTACCGACCACATTACCAAATATGGAGTTCTGCTTCTTCTCCTTGGCAACACTAAGGGCTGCCTCACCCTTAGCGAAGTTGGCGATTTGTCTGCCCATAGATGAGAAATCTTTTTTCATTTGGACTGCATGCATAAGACTAGCGTGTGCCGTTTTGATTAAGCCAAAGGCAGTGATCGGATCTATCATGTGGTGGTGGTTCTCTTACTTCATTATTATAGCGACTACAGCTGCTATGACTGCGAAGGTGCTACACATAGACATGGCTTCCATTCTCCACAGTCTTTTGTCTAGGGTACATAGCTTTTCATCTACTGACTTATACCTTATGGCACACTCTTTTTCATGAGCTTCAAGCTCCATTTGAACTTGTAGTTCAGGCTTAAGCTCCATCTTCATTACCAAGTTACTCCACTTGCTGTTGTTGGGTTAGCCATTGCATCTATCTGACTAGCAATACCTGCTTCTATTGATGCTACTTCGTCTTCACCAAGTGCATCTTTAGCCCATCCAATAGCTTGTGCTTCAGTGATATCTGCATATGGTGTTGGTGTACCTACAAGTGTTACACCGACTGTGCCATAAGCTGACCCTGTGTTACCATCTGCGTCTTCATCAGATGCTCTCCAGTGCAAGATAGTCACAATATCTGTGTTATCTCCCTGCACTAAGTCTCTTTCCATTGTTCCTATTGTCCAAGTTACTGCCATTTGTTTACTCCTGTTAGTTAAATTGCAGATATTATAAATGCTAGTAATTCACTATACCTAACACCTAATCTAGTCTTTTCTGTGTAACCCTCAGTTGCTTCTTCTTTGGTATCTATATATGTGTAAGCATCTTTAGCTTCTATGCCATTCTCTTCATCAGCTTCTACTGCATCTACAGATATTTCTTTTTGCCACCAAGTATTAGACATAAACATTGCATAGTCACCTGCATCTAAACCCTCTGCTGTAAAAGCATCTTGTAAGTCTTGTGCTATAATACCAAAGTGAGTTCTTGCATTGTCACCTTTTTCTGCAACTGCTGACTTCCATTTCCATTTTCTTAAAAGTCCTTTACATGCTGTAGCAACTCTTTGCTCTGCTTCGCTTAGTTCTTCTATGTCTTGCTTTTCGTTGCGGTCAGAGGTTTGTATTGTGCCATTTGTGGCATAGATGTCCTCCCACCGACCAGCAGGTTCGCCTAAATCTATTGCTCCATCTAGCTTTGCACCAGTAGTGGAATGTACTGTATATATTCTATTATCACCATCATGAAATCTTAATCCAGTATCACCAGTTCCAATGGTTAAATCGCCATTTGTAGTACCAATACTCCCCACATTAGATGCGGAAGAGTTATAAAGCATAAGAATGTTACCATCAGATGTATTTCTTTGAAAGTAAGCTACTCCAGCTCCATCTCCTGAAGGAAGACTTCTTGTAAAAAAACTTGTGCCATTAGACAGTAGTTCTGAACCATTGGTTGCTAAACTTGAAGAAGTCTTACCCACCAACAAGTTGCCTGAGCTATCAATACGCATACGTTCTGACAAATTAGTATGAAAAGCCATAGAATTTAAATTATGGTCATAACCAAACTGACCTCTAATTCTATCGCTTCCACTAGTACCATCAGCAAACATAATATAAGAAGAATGAGTTGTATTGCTATTAGCTAAAGTTATTCCACCATTATCAGAAGTGGCTACAACTAATTCAGTTGAGTAATAACTTGAAGGACTACTAGTCCCAATACCAACATTGCCTGAGCTATCAATACGGAAATGTTCTTGACCACCTGACCTAGACACAGTAAATGTATCTGTTGCAGGTGAGCCAACAAAAACTCCACCAGTACTAGTATTATATCTTAAATAAAGTGCAAAGGCATCTGAATTTGATGAAAAATAAGAACGACCTCCATCAACTTGAAATTTTCCTGTAGGACTAGTAGTACCTATGCCTACGTTGCCATTATTAAGAACTGAAACCTTAGTACTATCTTGCATACTTATATTAAATACTGGAGAACCACTAGTACCACCAGTATCCACTTTAATATTTAAATTTCCTGCTCCACTTTGACCACTAAGTTCATGTGATGCTGCTGTATCTGAATCTGTTAATCTTAGTATTGGAGTACTTGATTGAATATGCAAAGATGAAGCAGGACTACTAGTACCAATCCCCAATCGCTCTTCACTAGCATCCCAAAATAGCTTTGCTGTTGTGCCTGTGTCTTCGTAGAAGGAGATGTCTCCACCTTTAAAATCAATATTTCCATTTGAAGAAACTGTAAATCTAGTTGTATTTACACCTGCATCAGTTCTTGACTGGATATTTGCTGTGCCACCGTTGACTGCAAAAGTAAAGTTTTGGTCAACACCATTAGCATCGTCAAATATTATGGTTGGACTGTTGTCGCTAAGAGTAATGTCACTCGTTGTCAATAGTCCTGCTACATCAAGAGTACCACTGAGGTCTGCATCAGTGACTATCTTGGATATGTCTTTTGCTCTTGTCATGTATTACTCCTAAGCAGTGTAACTTTGTCCTGCTGTGATTGCAGCATTAACTGCTGTCATATCTTCATCTGTCCAATAGTCCTTAGCCACCATAATCTCTAAGTGTGCTACGTTCCTATCAACGCAATCTTGCTTATCTGCGGCATCATCGTCTGCCATTGCTGTGCCAGCAATAATATCATTGATAAGGTCAACGCTGTGACCCATCGCAGTATAGTGCTGTGCGATTTGTTCTGCTGTTAGTTCGTCCATTGTAATCTCCTATTAGTTAGTTGGACTCAAGTGCGGCTATACGAGCCTCAAGCGCTGTGATTGTTGCTTGCTGTTCTTGGATAGCTTTGATGCACAGCGACACCATATTGCCATATGCCAGTGCGTCTGGTCTGCCTTCATCGTCATATTGAACAAACTCTGTCAGGCCAGCATCGTGTACTTCTTCAGCAATCAGACCGCCAAATACAGTATCGCCATCGTTGTTGCCTTTGTAGGTAACAGGGCGAAGTGTTAGTAACTCTGATAGGCCGTGTGTTGCATCGTTGACTGTGTTTTTATACCGCAACGAAGATGTTGAGCGAATCAAAGCACCACTAGATAGTACGTGGACATTGGCTGCGCTTCCTGTTGAGCTGTTATAAACACCGAACATAGTTGGTGCGCCTGCACCCGGAACATTTAAAGTACCTGAACCATCAATTTGTAGTCTAGGATTACCATCACCATCTGATAACACAATGTTATTGCTTGATGTTCTTATGTCTAAGCCATTTTGATTGCCGTTGTACATACCTAATATAGTGTTATTAGAACCAGTGGTAATTTGATAACCAGAATTGCGACCAATAAAAGTGTTGTCTGTGCCTGTAGTGCCATCACGACCAGAATATTGTCCAACACAAGTATTGCCACTACCAGTTCTTGCTCTTCCTGCTTGCCAACCTATGTATGTATTATCCCCAGAGGTATTAACACTTCGCCCTGCTTCATATCCTACAGCTGTATTTTGACTTGCAGTAGTATTGCTTAAAAGAGCCTGTTGACCCACAGCGACATTATAAGCCCCTGTTGAATTAGCTTGTAGTGCATCAGAACCTATGCCTACGTTAGAACCACCTGTGGTATTGCTGTCAAGTGCATCTTTACCCACAGCTACGTTATCTGTACCTGTAGTGTTTGCAAGTAGTGCTTGATACCCCACTGCTGTGTTGTTTGATGCTGTGGTGTTTGCAAGTAAAGAAGTAAAACCAATAGCAACATTATTTGCACCTGTAGTATTAACTGATAATGCAGCATGACCAACTGCTACGTTACTGTTGGCTGTAGTATTTGCACTTAAAGCAGAAAGACCAATTCCAATATTGAAAGCACCTGTAGTGTTCGCATCAAGTGCATTGCCACCAACTGCTACGTTTGCAGTACCTGTAGTATTTGCATAAAGCGACTGATATCCCACTGCTGTGTTGTTAGATGCTGTGGTGTTTGTTTTAAGTGCTTGCCTACCGACTGCAACATTATAGTTGCCTGTAGTGTTGTTCTCTAAAGCATTTCCACCAACTGCCGTGATGCTTGCACCTGTAGTATTACTATATAAGGCTTGAAGTCCTAACCCAGTGTTATTTGAGCCAGTTGTGTTATTGTATGCAGTTTGAAAACCAACGTATGTGCTGTTTGCACCAGTAGTATTTGCAAGTAATGCCTGATAACCAACCGCTGTATTGTTAGATGCTGTAGTGTTTACATTTAAAGCACTTCTACCAATAGCAACATTGTTTTGACCAGTGGTATTAGTTAAAAGAGCAGAAACACCAATTGATATATTGTTAATTCCACTTGTATTATTTAATAAAGAACTTGTACCTATACCTATATTTTCCGAACCAGTGTTATTTGCTCCTAATGAATTTTTACCTATTGCAATATTATTATTAGCAGTGGTGTTTGCATCTAAGGCATTAGCTCCAATAGCTACGTTATCCACTCCTGTAGTGTTTGCAGTTAATGCAAGATATCCTACTGCTGTGTTGTTATTTGCTGTGGTGTTAGAGGAGAGTGCATCATGACCAACCGCTACATTAGACCCTCCAGTTGTGGTTGCATCTAATGAGTTTTGACCCAACGCCACATTGTTTGTGCCTGTTGTGTTGGCATACAAAGCATTTTTACCTAACGCTACCAGACCACTTCCAGTAGTGTTGCTATATAAAGCCTGATGTCCCACAGCCGTAACACCAGATGCTGTGGTGTTGGAACGAAGTGATTCCATACCTAAAGCGGTATTATTGTCACCACTTGTGTTAGCTCGTAATGCTCCTTGCCCAATAACTGTGTTATTATCGCCTTCAGTATTACTTGAAAAACTATTATCTCCTACAGTAACATTTGATGCTCCTGTTGTATTAGAGTCCATTGAATTATGACCAATAGCAACATTGTAACTACCACTCGTTGTAGCAGTCATTGAAGCATTACCTATAGCAGTATTTCTTTGACCACTTGTCAAACTGTCTAAAGCAGTATCACCCAAAGCTACGTTATTAGAACCAGTTGGATAATTACCATCTAGCTTGATTGTGCCACCATCTACTGAGAGGTTACCTGCTACAGTAAGCCCTGTTAATGTGCCAGTACCAGTAATCCCAGTATATGCACCACTTACCCTAGCACTTGGAACTGTGCCACTGTCTAGGTTGTCTGCATTAAGCTGTGTGATTACAAAAGTTCCGTAGGCTACAATATCTACGTCATCTCCATTAACCAAGTCTTCTGTAAAGACAATAGAGTTACCTGAAGTGGTTGTGACGTCTGCTGTAGACATACGAACACCGTTTACAAATACATCGACATACCCTGCATCATAAGCCAGGGTGTTACCGTTAGCATCGGAACCTGAAACTGTTCCAGTTGTAGTTGTTATATCATAGTGAAACCTAGCTGAAGTTCCGTTAACTGTAGAACCTGCAGCTGCCCAACCACTGCTTTTGTATACCTTGAGTTCTCCCTGGGTTGTATCATAGTATAAGTCACCTAAGTCTAAGGCTGAACCGTCAGGGTCTTGGCTAGGGGCAGAGCTTAATGCACCTAAGTAAATGTTGTTGAAGCTGTCTGAAAGACTTTGAGCTGTAGAGGCTGAACTTGCAGCTGAGGTTGCTGAGGTCGCAGCGTTAGTCGCTGAAGTAGCTGCAGCTGTTGCTGAGTTAGCTGCATTGGTAGCCTGGGTGCTTGCTGTTGATGCTGAAGTAGCAGCATTAGTTGCTGAAGTACTGGCATTAGATGCCTGGGTTGATGCTGTTGTAGCACTTGTTGCTGCATTAGTCTCACTAGTAGCAGCATTAGTTGCTGAGGTAGAGGCGTTGGATGCCTGGGTTGATGCTGTAGATGCATGGCCTGAGGCTGTTGAGGCTGAACTAGATGCATTTGTTGCACTTGTTGCAGCGTTAGTCTCACTAGTGGCTGCATTAGTAGCTGAGGTACTGGCCTCAGAAGCCTTGGTAGATGCTGTAGATGCTGAGGATGCAGCGTTAGTGGCACTTGTAGATGCATTAGACGCCTGTGTAGAGGCTGTAGAGGCTGAAGATGCAGCATTAGTCTCTGCTGTCTCAGCTGCTGCCTGAGCTGTCTCAGCGTTGGTCTCAGCTGTCTCTGCAGCACTTTGAGCTGTCTGTGCTGAACTTAGGGAGCTTGCAGAACTATTTGCTGAAGTACTTGAGTTATTAGCATAAGTAGATGACAGCCCTGCTGAGGTAGATGCATTCGTTGCTGCAGTCTCAGCTGCTGTCTTAGCAGCCTCAGCATCAGTTATAAGCGTGTCTATAGTATTCTGTATAGTTACAGACGTGCCTGAGTTTTTAAAGAATGATGATGATGACATGTGTTAACCTCTAGGATTGTGAGCTGCTTGAGTATGTGTCTTGGAAGTCTGAGTAGGTGTATGTTGGTTGTATCCTTTGAACACCACCATTTGTCTCTGCATCGTTAGCCTGTTCCTGGACTTCAAGTAGGAACTGGTTGAACTTAGCCTCAAAGGCTTCTGTCCTGGTATCAAGGTAGTAGTCAGCTGCATATGTAAGAGCTGAGTAAATCAATAGGTCAGGGGCTACCTTAGCCAGGTTATTTTCGTCACTGTCTGCAGTCATAGGTGCAAACTCATTGTAGTAGTAAAGGTAGACACTGCCTGAGCTAGGCTGTGGGAACAGGTATAGCTTCTCTTGTTGCCTGGTAAAGTTTGTTGGGTTACCTGAATAGTTATTAGCGTTTAACGACCTAAACTTAGACATAGGAACCCTGGTTAGCTCAGTGTTTAGGTAATACAGACTTACAATCTCAATGAAGTCATTAGGCAGCGTGATATACTCAGTTTGCTCATTAAGTGTGTATGTTGTTAATGCCTCTTGCATGGGTGTTCTTAACTGTCGTTGAACACGAGCTATACCCTGGTCTATGAAGGTAGTTGTTAGAGCTGTGGTGATGTCTGATCGGTTAAGGACGTTGTTAAAATGGGTCTTTAGATCACCATAGTTCATAGCTTATCCCTTCTTTGTTTTCTTCTTCTTAGGTTTAGTAAACCCTGACTTCATATTGGCGTAGGCTTTGTTTGATATAGTTGATTTTGACTTAGGCCTTGATGTACCTGCCTTCTTTCTCTTGTTTATGTTTTCATATAACGACATCTATAAACTCTTTTCTGTTGTTAAGAATGCAGTTAGATCCTCATTCTTAAGTTTGTTAACAATATCCTTAGCCGTTATGTTTTTGTCTCTCATAACGTCAAAGCCTTCCCTCATCCATTTCTCAATCACAGCCACAGGTATGGATGCCACCTTCATCATGTCACCTGCTTTTTGAGAAGCTGAGGCGTCACGTTGCTGCTTTAAATTATCTAAATGCCACTGAGGTATTTCTTGAGTGTGATGCATGGCAGTCTCACCTGCCTGGGTAACAAAGTCACTGTTGATGTTGATTATGTTATTACCCTGTCTATCTTTGTCGTAATTCATTGTATCTCCTTAAGTTGAATGTATGAGGGCAAAAGTTAAGGAGAGCATGAAACATTTACCCTCATACAATTAGTTGTTAGGACAAGCCTGTGATCATATGGTCTGCACCAAAGTTCATATGCTTAAGACCGTATTCACCGACAACAGCGTGTGTGTCACCGTCTGAAGTCTTTCCTAGTAGTGTTCTACTAAAAGGTCTTAATACAATTGATCTCCACATTGCAGGGTCAATTAAGAATGCATGTGTTGATAACTGGTGTCTGTTAAGCACAATCTTGTACTCACCGAATGGAGACACATACAAGTCAACCACGTTTACTAATGTCTTAGTATTGTCGTTGAAGTTTCTGTATCTTCCTGAAGCCCCTGTCATCGCAGCAACAATGAGCGAATCTGCAGGTTTTACCATTAGAATATTCGGCTCGGATCCTGCATCATAAGCTGCTTGAGCTGCTACTAAGAACTTAGCCTCAGTCAAAGCATCAGTAGAGTTTGAACCTGCATCAGTTGAGTTAGTAATTAACTGAGTTGCAGAAGCCATTTCTCTAGCTGTAGAAGAGTTACCTGTTACTGCAGCGTTGTCTTGGCCAACGTATGCAAATTCTAAGTCCTTCTTAATTTCTTTAAGGACTTTACCTAACTGGTAACTTGTTTCCTTGGCTCTACCGTAAGTCTTCACAGCGTCAGCTGTTGCAGATACCTCAAACACTTTAGTAAGAATTTGAGTTGTACCACTTCTTAGGGTTGTAGGTGACTGAGTACCTGCTGAGAAGGCTGCACCTTCAACGGCTTTGTTATCAGCACCTGCTGCTAAGGTGTCTTCCATGTACTCATAAGTACGGTTATGAACCTTCTCACTCTTGATAAGAGTAGTGAAGGGTGTATCAGTTGGAGTGATATTAGTGATAATGTCAGAGACATCTTCAGCAATCCCAACTTGGTTATAACTTCCAAATACGGCCATCTTTATTTCCTTTCATTAAATGATGGTTAACTATGAGGTTTCCCAACGCTTCATGATTACTTCGGAGATATCATCTAAGTCTGTACCTGCATTACCAAGTGCCTGAGTAGCCTCTCTTAGTTGAGTAGCCTTTCTAGACTTGTCATTAACAGGTGCCTTCTTTGATCTAAGGATTTTAGTAGATTTAGTATTCTTCTTTTTCACTGTAGCCACCTTCTTTCCCTGGTCATACAAACGAGCCTTATTAATAAGTTGAATCACTTTAGGATCGACATATTGATTAACTTCGTTTTCAGGTAGACCGATAGATATGGCATAGCCACGAATGTCGTTATAAAGTTGGTTGCTCCAGTTTGGAACCTCCTCTTGTAAAACCTTAACACACTCTTTTGCTGCAGCTTGTAGTTGAGTTTGTTGTTGGTTTTGTAAGTCTTTATAAAATACATTAGCTTCTTCAGTTAGAAACTTATACTCGTCTTCTACTTCCTTATACTCCTTGCGAAGTTGAGCAAAATCCTCCGTAGACATTGTCTTACTTGCGACCAACATGTCCACTTCTTGATAGGGCTTAAACTTTGCTTGAGCTTTCTCCAACATCTTTTGGAGAACGACATTAGACTTAGAAATAGCCTCTTCAGCGTTTTTACGTTGAGTTGCCACTTCCTGAGACTTTCTTGTGAGAGCAGCTTCTTGACCATAAAGTCGCTTAAGATCTTTAACAGATGCCTGAACTGTTTCACCATTAACCTGGATCTCAACTTGAGCGTCGTCACTAAGAACAGGGTTCTCGTCTTCCACATCATCGTCTTCATCCTCATCATCAGTTTCAGTTTCTTCAGGGTCTGTCTCTTCATCTTCTTCGACCTCGTCTTCTTCTGTCTCTTCCTGTAAGTCGCTAGTAGTCTCTTCTTCTTCTTGTTCTTCGACTTCAGGTTTATCCTCGGTCTCAGGTTCTGATGGCTTTTCAGCGTCTTCCCATCGTGCAAGGATTGCATCACTAATCTCATCTGCTGATAAGCTCAGTGCATTACTTGTATTGTTTTCGTTATTTTGGGGTTGAACGTCATTCATGATAGTTCCTATTCCTCTTGACTGTTGTTGTCTTTCTCGTTCTTAGTTATAATTTCGTCTCTTACCTGGACGTCTTGTCTTAGGGTATTAACGATATCAACTAAGGCTCGATAGTGGTCGTAAGACTTGTTTCGTGCATCTGTCTCCTCAGGTTTTGAGTTTACAAATGCCTGGAAACTTCCTTCGACCATTCTGTTAATTGTCTTGTTAAACACTTCCATATTCAGAATTTGTTCAGCATCGTTTCCAAGGTTAATTAAAGTTTCTTCCTTGTTCATTTTACTCTCCTAAAGTAGTTGTAGTTATTAGCCTGTAGGTGAGGCTATTCCTCGTACATCTTCAGCTTTACTTAGAACGTCTAATTCAGCTTTATCGATGTACTTCTTATGAGCTAGTTGCTCCTCTTTTAGATCTTGATTGTCTGAGGATAGAGCGTGTGAACTCTCGGCCTTCATCTTATCAAGCTCCAATTTCATTTGGTTCATTTGTGCATCCATCTGCACCTTCATCTCAGCTAACTGCTGCTGACGTTCTTGTAGCTCAAGTTGTTTCTGAGCCATCTGTGTCTGCATCTCCTGCATTGGATCAGGCTGAGGTGGTGGTAATTGGTCAGGTGGAGTTAAGAACTCTTCAACATTTAATATACCTTGCTTCTGCAGTGCCTCTTTCATCATGGCATACCTGTTTGGCAGCTGATACATAGGCTGTAGGTTAGGGTCTTGAGAGAATAGGGAGTGTAGCTGCATAAACTTGGCTGCATCTCTTTCCTGCTCACCATAGCCTAGCTTAAGCTCAACCATTACATCTCTTTTTTCTTTCCAACTTGTAGGGTCTATTTCGACAAAGTTACCTGCAATATCGACAACCTTTTCATACTGTTCGTTCTCGACAACTAACCTGTATACCTCATGAAATAATGGCTTAAGAAACTGGTTAGCAAAGTTTCTAGCTATTATCTTCTGCCTTTGCTGTGACATTGTAGCTAACTGCTCAACCATAGCTGCTGAGTTCTGCTTGCTTATGGCATCCTTATTTAAGCCCTGCGATAATTTTGAGACACCTGTGGTATTTTCATTTTCCTCTGATAACACCTGTAGTGTCTGAAAGATAAATGGGTTTAATGGTGCCTGGGGCATAGGTGATATAGCGTCAGGCCTTGATACGTTCACCAGACCACCAACACGGTTATCTATAAGCTCTCTCGGATTAGTTAAACCACCCTTAACAACCATATACCTTGGGTTATTAGTTATTACTGCATGGTCTAGAATAGACCTGGTCAATATAGTCCTGGCGTTTTGTGTGGCTATAACCTTAGATGCAAAGTTTGATCCGTAGAATGCATGAGGAATGGGTAGGGGAGTGAATACTATAAAAGGCTTACGGTCTACTTCAGTACACTCAAGTATTATATTACCTGCCTTACAAACCTTATATAAATAGGCAATACCAGTGCCTTCTTTATCGAGCATTACATAACACTCATAAACCATAATGTCTCTTACCTGGTCTTGATATCCCTTGCTGTCTGATCCACGGCTTGCACCGATGCTTTCAAAACGAGCTAATACCTCAGGGTCTGTCTCTACCTCTACGTCTTCATGGTCTGATCCTATTTGACTAAGCAGCTCTTCTGAGTATCCCATTTCTCTTAACTCAGTAAGTGTCTTACGAGTTCTATGAGCTACGAAGTTTACCTCATCTAATGACTTAGCCTGGGGTTCTATTAAGAACTCCTCAGGTGCTAGTGATTCAATAGATACCTGGGATGTGTCTCTTGATGTAAGTATCGTTCCTGATATCAATCCAACTTCGTTTGTCTCGCTGTCACCAAGCTCTACGTTATCCTGGGCAAGTAGCATGTCTAACTCATCCTGGTTAAGGTCGTTAAACTCCTCTTCAACAATCTCTTCTCTTTCATCCCAAAATACTTTAGCAACACCAACTCTAGAGGTAAGGCCGTCATGTATAGCTGAGTTCATGACACTAAATGCATCGTTTTGCCTATGCATGACATAGTCAGTATACTTACTACACACCTCAGCTGTTTCTACGTCATCAGCATTCTGAGGTGCAAACTTGACGATGTTGTTACCTGCAGCAAAAGTCTCTAGTAAAGCTGCCTTTAGAGCCTCGACGCTGTCATAAACATCCTGTGATACAAACTTAGAGTTACCGTCATGAGCAGGGCGTGGGAGTGTGGCATTGTAATACTCAGTGACTTTCTTACGTTCCTTTGACAACTCACTGTCATAGTATCCGACTGAAGTCTTAATATTACTTTCTAGGATTGTGACGATCTCACTGTCATCCAGTTTAGTATACTCTTCGATTTTAGCCATATTTATACCATTTCCATATAAAATTCATCTGTGCTTTCTGCAGGATCCCAAGCTCCTTCATGCACATAGTTTGCAAGGGCAAGAGACATAACACAGTCATCAAAACATCCATGCTCGGCTTCCATAGAGCCACTTTCAGTGACTATGTAAGTAAGCATTTCTCGAATTGTGACTTTGTCATTAAGTTCCAACTCATGCTCTCTCATGGAGGCTCTAAGTTGATCGATGATTAAGGGTTTAGTTTTAACAGTAGTCGTAAAACCTAGTTTCACTGTTTCTCTGTCAGTTATTTTGTCGTGTTGAACCTCAGTGTAAAAGTTAGGGTAACCCAGGTCTTTACCTAGCCTTGTACAGGTAAGTATACCGTGTGAGTTGTTTTCTACACAGATAAACGCTTCGTTGTAGTAACTTCCCAGTTGAAACAATACTGTAGCGAAGTAGTCAGGGTGGACGTGTCCACGCCAGGTTGCGACTTGTCTTTTCTTACTGTCGAGAACTGTGGCCACGGAGTAGTCTCCGTTCCGTATTCCCATAGACACATCTGCACCAATGACATACTGTTCCCCACTGTCGTGTTTGTAAAAAGTTGTAAGTTCACCACGGCTGTGGTTTACCCATTCATCTGTTTCCAGTGCAAGTCTTTCTTCTATATCTCTAGTGTCAGGTAGTAACTGCTGAAGTTGATCAGGGTTAAATACTGGACGACCAGTTGTTAAGAAGGCCTCATCAGGAAATGATGGATACTCCTGTTTGAATAAGTCAATACCGTTTTGGGCTATCTTACGTCTACGAAACATAAGCTGTTCATTGTCTAGCTTATACTTTTTAACAAGATCCCTTTCCTCAGGTGTTCTCTTAAACTTCTTAGGTACCTCTTCACGGTAATCAGGATCAGTGAACCAAGGGATAAACACTGGTACATAGCCGTTTTTACCTTCGACAGCACCCTTCCATAAATCATAGAAGATACCTGACACACCGTTTGCAGTGCTTTCGATAAATATCGCTGTATTAGGTGTATTAGGGACTGCCTGGGCAAGTCCGTTCCATATGTCTGTAGCTGACGACTTAGGCCAGAAAGCCAACTCTGAAGCGTGTAAGTTCGTAATCGTTTCGCCTCTTCCAACGCTGTCTCCACCTGCTGTGGCGACCACGAATGAGCTGTCGAGGATGTCAAAACTCAACTCCCTTCTACTTGAGTATTTAGTATGTGGCTTCAGTATTTCAGGGCAGTTCTCATGATATCTTTTTGTCATGTCAAACAATGCCCTGGTACTATCGGCATGGTGTGTGATAACCATACCCTTACGAGCCTTTTGTTGTGATACAGAAAAATACAGGTGACCACCAACATAAGTTGATAAACCCTGTTGTCTAGCCTTAAGGATTATTATCCTTATCTTACCTTCTGTCTTTTGTTGATCTTCTACTGCCTTCTGTAATATTAACTGGGCAGGGTTCAAAGTAAGTGGAGCAATATCACCTGACTTTGTTCTTATCTTTAGTGCAGATTTAGAATAAAAAGGAAATTCATAAAGAAGTCGTTCTCTAACCTTCTTTAGTTTCGGATCCATCTTTCTCATCAGTTACAAGAGACGCTAAGAAGTCTTCTGCTTTAGTTAAAGCCACTTCATTCTTAGAAGCAGGTTTTTGCTTGGTAAAGTCTAATACCAATCTTGCTGCAGCTAGTCGTTCTCTTGTTTCACCGACCATATTCATTACTTCTACTGCAGTAACTAATGCTTTCTTTGCATACTCGTCTTCAATGTCATACTTTTCAGCCATTATGTTAACCAACCTCTCTGCTTTCCTTTTTTCTTTTGCTCTTATGGGTTCTATTTGTTCTTTTCTGTAGCCGTCAGGAACCCCTCGTGGACGGCCACCATTAATTCTTTTCTTAGTAGACCAAGACTGTCGTAATGCTCTACCTTCTTCAGTATCCATCAATGTTGCAAAGTAGTTCCTTTTAGGAGCCTTCTGAGGGAACCTGGTTTTTGATGGTGACTTGGCTCTAAACTTCCTAAGATCAGGCACTTAATGCTCCCTGTCCGAGCTGTAAGGCTCCTTCAGGCATTTCTTCTTCCTGGTCGTCTAATGCTAAAGCCGACATAATAACTGCTAATACAGCTGCTAGTGGGTTAGCGTAGAACTTAACAAACTTAGACGATGGTTTACTGTTTAGAGTGTCTTGTAAAAACTTTGCAGTTGTAGGTGCAATGCTTTTGTACTTCTTAGGGTCAATTAAGTAAGCAGCTATGTTATCAGCTAATAACTCTGAAATGTTTAGCTCATAGCCATCTATTTCTGCCTTGTCTTGTTCCATTGCTTGTTCAGTATACTTATATTGGTCTGTGTCTCTTCCAGTTGGTCTACCGTCTTGGAATGTGCCATCAGAAAGACTTTCCTCAAGTGTTATTAATCTTGCCTCATTCATTAATCGCCTAGCAAGAGTAGCTTGTCTAGGTATTATGGAATCACCTTTTAAAAAAGGTGTTAAGTTAGTCCCTTCTCTTGCAAAGGATGCAAAACGTATTCTTTTCATTTCATTAGCAATACGCTGACCTAGTTTGGCATCAGGTACTTTTGCATGTATACGGTTGAATATGACAGCTAAGTCAGCTTCTATAGAACCTCTGTATGTTCTTTTAGGTAAGGCATTGTCCCTGCCATAACCCATGTCCATAACTGTGCTTGAACCTTTACCACCTTGTTTAGACAAACCATGTGAAACTTCGTGAATAGCTGTAAATATAGCTCTTGCCTCATCATTTTTAGACTGTGCTTCTTTTATAGCTATCTTTTGTGGAATTATCTTATCACCAATTATACCTTGTGAAGCAAAACCTGCTAAGTCTTTCCCTCTAGATATAGGTCTACCGTACAAACGCCTCATGTTTGTTTTGTCAGGAACCATTAGTATAGAATAACCAAGAGCCTTACCAATTTGTAAAGCTTCAGTGACGTTTAATCCGTTTTCGTGTGGTGATCCCTTTTTACCTACTTCAAACGCTTTTTGTATTGTAGGTAATACATCGTTTATTTCTGTAGGGGTAGGTTGAAGGGTTCTATTATTTCTACTTCCCCTTGATCGTTGACTTCCTCCGAGCTGAGGATCGGCATTGATTGTGAGGATTGGGTTGGTGCCTGACGCTTCTTGTTCATTAGCTCCACTAATCCCTGGACGAAGTCGTCCATCTTGTCCGACGGTACCTGCTCCAGGATTGAGTTCATTTCCGTCTGTATTGGCGAGTGTTTCTTTGATTTGTCCATCTGTTAAACCTTCCTGTGTAGCTACTAGTTTAGCAGCGTCTAAATAATCATTATCTTCGCCCTGGCCTTTTTGTATACCAAGTTTCTCAGCTAACTGTTTCTCAGGAAACCACTGTAGTGCCTGGAAATCTGCAGTTTTAATGTTATACCCTTTTTCTCCTAATAACTCAATAGCTCTAGCAGTTACTGACCTCATGTAAGACCTTTCAGATGGGTCTAAAGGTGTGTCTTGTAAACTTTCGTTTATATTACCTACATGTGTACTAGCCTTTTGAAATAAAGGTGTTTTATCAGGGTTTTTACCATTATCTTTTTGATACTTTTTGAAATAGCTGTCCCAGTTTTTGTTCAACTGTGTGATAAAAGCATCAAACTTGTCATTGTCTTTATATAGACCTGATTTCTTAAAACCAAGGTCATTCAAAGACTTCTTGATTAACTGCTTCTCTACTTTAGTTGCATTAGGGTTTTTGACTAATCTTTCTATAGCTTTTCTGTTCTTTGGATTAGTTTTGGGATCAACAGTTTTTAAAGGTCTACCGACTAAACGGTTCCAATGTCTCATCCACCAAATATCCATAGTAAGAGGGTCATAGTTACCTCTTAGATTTTGATAGAAACCTTGTCCTATTTTAGCACCAAGTATATAACTACCTTTTACATTCTCATCTAGACCTTCTTGCTGTGAAGGCTTGATTTTTGTTCCATTCTTTTCGTTGAACCTTTTAAAATACTCTTCAAGCTCTCTTCTTGTAAAATCAGTGTCGAGAAACATCTCTATAGGTTCGTTAGCACCTGATCTGTTGTAAGCATTATAAAACTTAAAAGCTGTTTGCATTGCAGGTGTTCTTTTTCCACCTTTGTTAAACTTTTCAGGCATCAATCCTGTGTCTAAGTAATCTTTAAATACTTCCAGGGCATATTTAAAGTTATCAGCTACGGCTATACCGTTAGATGTAACTGCTAAAGCAAAATCAAAAGCTGCTTCATTACCTTCTAATCTTGGTTCTATAACTTTCAAGATAGATTTAGCTGCTTTTAACTTTCTGTCATACCATCCTATAGCATTGTTATCTTTTTGAAGGTTTTGTAATGCTTCATGAGCCATTAAACGTGCTATTAAGTCTACGTTCTCAGGTGTATTTTCAAATGGTGTAGTTTGTCCTGTTGTTTGTTCCCATAGTTTTTGAACACCTTTGTATGCATTTACTAATGATTGTTTCTTTTCAGGTTTAAATGTACCGTCCTTCATTTGCTGTAATTCAAGGTCAGTTGGTCTTATAGCATCACTAGTAATACCAATCATATCACCTAACCCAAATGGGTCTAACTCTGCACCTAAAATAGGGTCACCTTCGTTAAAGTTTGATGGTGTTATTTGTTCATCAATAATCTCTGTGTTATCTTGTTGATTAGGCTGCTGTTGTGTAACTCTATCTAAATAAGGAACGACATATTGCTGTATAGCCTCAGGGTTTTTAAGCCTAGTACCCAAATCCTCAACTATTCTTGTTCCTGTTTCCATAGGCCTAGAGCCTAAGTTCTTCTTAAGGTTCATAAGTGCCTGGGTTAATATAGGTTTATCGACAACATTTAAGTTATTGTCGTTGTTAACAGCCTCTATAAGCTCATCTGCAAAGGCACGGTTATCCTCTATACCTCGTTGGTAGTTAGGACTGTTTTGGTAACTAGGACGACCACCCATCTGCTGATTTTGTTGCATCATGCTTTGATTTTGTGGGTTGGTTCTTGTGATACCGTTGGCGTCTATAGCTGAGTTAACAGCTCTTATGAATTCGTTTATGTTAGATACCTGTCCACCAGTACGAACTGAAGTTCTGTAGTCATTAATAGACTTTTGTAAGGCAGGGTTAAGATTAGGTATCTGCTCAATAAGCTGTAGTACTTCTTCAACCTGTTGTTTGGTTAAGCCTGTAGCATCCTCAACTACAAACTGTGGTGAGTTAGGGGTAGGGGGTGCATTTTCATCATCTAACTGCATATTGAGGTTTTGCAGGTTTTCTTGCTCTTGTAACTTCTGCTGTTCTGCTAGTATTGCTTCTTGCTCAGCTTGTTTAGCTTTATCTATGGCCTGTTGTCTTATACTAGGGTCTTTAATAGTTTTTATACCCTTGCCGTCTTTATTGTCTTGGATGTATTGATCGACAACACTCTTATTGACACCTCTTAACTTGTCTATGGCTCGTCCACCTGCGACAATACCAAGTTGTCCTAACAAAGATGCTCCACCAGTAGTTACAGCTGCTCCACCTGAGGCTATAGGACGTAATACCTTCTCAGTATTGATAGCACCTTTATCATAACCAATGCCTCCACCAATAGGGGAGAAGTTGTCAGTTATTTTAGATAGGCCTTGTTGATATCCTGAGTTATGAAGTTTACTTAGCTCGTTAGACATTCTCATGTATTTAAGAAGTTCTTGTCCTTCTCTGAGTTTACCTACTAATTTATTAACTGATTTGAATTCCTTAACACCGACGATGTTTTTAGTTTTGTTTCTAGCCTCTTCAAAACCTACATTTGCAAGTATCTTATCTTCTACTAGTTCAAATTCATCTATGTCTTGTATTTGTAGTTGTGCTTTTAAATCTTTAATTCTTTGTTTCATATATCCGTTGATTTGCTTGTGGGCAGTATCAACAGTAACCCTCGCTCCGTTTTGAGACATTTTATCTAGGTCTTGGAGGTCAAATGAATTGTCTTCAGCTATTTCATTAAGCATAGTTGCTAATTCTGTAGCACCATCAGGGTCTGAGGGTTTATCTGACTTTGTTTCAAATATAGATGTAACACCGTCTTTTACTTTTCTTACTGTGTTTACACCACCTGTGACTGTATCAGTACCGACAGATACACCACCACCCATGGCTCCACCTACTACACCTGCATCTATAAACCTATCTCTAGCTTCTTTGAGTGTATACTCACCACCTGATAGAGCTGAGGCTCCCATAGAAAGACCTTCTTGAAATCCTTCAGTACCAAACTCAATACCACTTTTTTTAAGTGTTCTTTTTGTAAATTCTTTAGATGCCTCTTTAAAACCTGCTTTATTAAGCCTCTGTGCTATCTGTTTTGCACTTAATTTAGCTAGTTGATCTTTGGGTATGACCTTACCTGCACCAAACTTGTCTAGTAGACCTATGATAGCTCCAACTCCGACTGCTAAATTAGGGTCATAACTACCAGTTTTGTCTTCTATCTCACTTGCAACTTCACCTGTACCCAGTAAGGCACTACCTGCTAAAGTTACACCACCGAATAATAAGGCTGCAGGGGCTGATATAAGGGCTGCTGCTGCTGTTGCACCTGCACCAACTAAGGATGCACCTGTAGTCATCGAGTTTTCAGCTACTTTTTCACCTATCCATCCAAATGCAGCCTCTAAGCCGTCTTCATCCCAAGTATCTGAGAATGACTTGTTGTATTTTGACTTGTATCCACCTTTGGCAATGTCTATTTCCTGTTGTTTTACAACATCGGTACCGTATTTCTCTACACCCTCTAAACCTGTGGCTCGTCCAAAGGCCTCGATACCTTTACCACCGAGTTTCTGAAATTGGTCAGCAGCAAAATCAAATACACCGTCAGTACCTTGCTGTTGATTGTTACCTTGCTGAGATACCTCCAATGCTAATTCATCTAATATTTTATCTACAGTCGCTTGAGGTGTGTTATCAGGAATGTCATAGACTTGATTGCCAATTTGATACTGAGCCATATTTATTTTACTCTTGTAATTTGAATGCCGTGACGGATTTGTGACTGAGATGCCTGTTGGCTAGGGATAACCTGCATATTACCTGTAAGTCTTGCCTTTATTTTCTGTAAGGCTTGCTTTCTATCGTTAATCCATTTAGTCCATGTTGCTTCGTCATGAAAACCAACCTTTGGGGCAGGTGACATAAATAAATTCATTTCTGCATTAGATATCGCACCCTTGGTCTGAGCTACTCGTAGTAGTGTGTCATCAACTTTAAGTTTCTGTAAAAGCAATCTTGTTGTTGCAAGTGGGTCACCTGTAATAGCATCAATGTAAGCACCTACTGTACCATCCCATAAACCTGTAACACCTTTAAACATATTACCTTCAACAGATTTAAGACCTGCTAAGGCACGATCCATATCACCGAGTGACTGGTCAATTGTACTCAAGTAATCCTGGTCAGCTCTTGCCTGTTTGGCATTCTTCTGAGCTGCAGCTAAATCTGTCTTATACTTTGCTAGACCCTGACTACGATTGTAGTCCATGATCTTGCCATACATATCAGTTGCATCAGCAACCTGTCTGTTTCCGCCCATATGTGAGTTGGCTAAACCTGCACCACCAATACGAATAAGCATTTCATTTAAACCAATATCTTCAGGATACTTTACACCCTTAGTTAACTCCTGGCTGTCTCTTCTTCTCATTAGAGTAGGGGATGGAATACTGCTTAATATACCTGTGTTGTTATTATTTAATGTACTTGCATTAGCTGACATCATACCTGCATTTGTAGGTTTTTCACTTAACATTGTGTCTTGATTTAAGGCACCATTTTCCATAGCATTCATTTTTGCTACTCTGTCATTTAGTACTGGGTCGACTATCCCATTAGCTTTATTAAAAGCTAGTTGTTGAGCAATATAATTATCATCGTTAAATAATATGTTTTTACGTTGTATTGGGTCATAATATTTTTCAGCAAATGGACTGTTATAATCATACATACCACTATTTCCTTCTATGTTATCATTGCTAACTTCAGCCATCTGTTGATTGATCTTGGCTATATTGTATTTGTCAGGGTTTTGGTCGATATAGTTCTTAGCTCTTTTAAGGTAAGCCTTAGTTTCGTCAGGAAGCTCTTCTATGTTCCTGCCTCTTTTTATCCAGTCACTGGTTTTCTTGGCACCCATGTTGTAGCCGATTAGTGTATCAGCCAGGTTAGTGAAGCCGTAGTGACCTGAGTAACCCTTGATTAACTTACCTGCTATTTCCCTGGACTTTTCAGGGTTCACAGCGTCTGCCTGGATATAAGGATCCATGCCATAACCATAGTCATGAAGGTACTGGGGCATAAGCTGATAACCACCAATAGCACCTGCACTAGACTTGGACTTATAAGGGTTCCACCTGTCTTTCTGAGATAGATGGCCTGTTTCATTTTGTAGTATTAAGTCTAATAAAGGAGGGGTTACGGCATTACTGTAGTTAGTTAAGTAGCCGTATGGATTCATCATTTATGTAAAGCTAGGCATAGCTGAACTACCGAAGCTACCACCTGTGCCATAGTAGCTAAATGGATTACCACTTACACCGTAGTTGGTTCCACCACCAAAGGCGTTAGCTATCTTACCACCCATACCAAAGCCCTGTATGGCTCCCATAAGTCCACTCATGTTAGGATTGTATAGGTTTGGCTTTACATTCTGTGATGAGTTACTTGGGGCATTACCTAATATACCTGACATAAACTTATTGTACTGGTTTAACTGAAAGTCTCTGTCGTCTTCAAACTGTGCCTTATCAGCATTAATTTGGTTCTGTGCATCTGTTTGGAATGCATTACCTGCACCAGTCATCATGTTGGCTATGTTTCCACCCATGCCAAATCCTTGGTTATAAGTGTTGGCAAGAGCCTGGTTAGCATTCATCTGATTAGCAAACTGGTTTTGGTTTTGAGTTAAGTACCTATTGGCTAAGTTATCCTGTATGTTTGAAGTTACATCAGCCATACGGTCATCATAAGACCTACGAGCAACAGCGTCAGCAACTCCTGCTCTACTGGAGTTGACATTGCCACTACCTGACGCAGCCATGTTAATACCTGGTAAAGTCTGTTCATTAAGCTGTCTTGTACTGTCTCGCATTGCTGCCTGAACCAACGGACTAGAGTTGTTAATTGCATAGTTTGTAGCGTCTCCTATAGCATCCTGACCTGCACGGTTATATAAGTCAGAGTAGTTGTTGGCGAATTGAGAACCCTGGTTCATGAAGTTCTGTGCATTGTTCATCTGACCCATGCCAAAGTTATTCATGTAGTTATAACCTGCCGTAGACATGTCGTTCATATTGGCATAAGTGTCACCAGTGTAGGCACCCTTGTCTAATGAATAGTCTAGACCTGCCTGACCACCTTTGTATCCGTATTCAAGGTATGGTTTGGCTAAGTTAAACCCTGCCATCTGAGCTTCTGTTGCCCTGTCCATAGCTGCAGCGTTCTTCTTAGCTGCCTGTTTGTTCATGACGCCACCAATGACGGCACCTGCTATTGCACCCCAAGCCATATTATATTCCTTTCATATTATTAAACGGCTGCCCAGGCAGTTCCGTTGTAAACGACTAAACCACTAAACCCATTCGACAATGGATCCCATGGTGACACAGCATACCTGACCATTCCCTTAATAGTGTTCTCAGGCTCTATGTCTGCAACGACTATCGCAGCCACTTGCAGCTGCCTAATTGCATTTTCTATTCTTTGTAATTCATCTTGCAGGTATCTTCTCATACCCTCTTCAAATACAGGGTACTGGCCTCTAGTATATCCCTGGACGACTACGTTTGTTTTACTGTCTACTGCCATTACGACCACTTTGTTTCGTTAGCCCACCAAGCAGCTGACATCTTACCCTTGGCTATGTTTTTTCCATGACGTGATTTAAATGAATCAGACCTTTGAGTTTTTGTCTTATCGCCTGATACACCTTGCTGACCAAACCTAATAGTTTTGACCTTGTCACCTACCTTAGCAACAACAACATGGCTTTTAGTTTTATGGTTTGGTGTTTTCTTTGGTTTATTGTAACCACTCACACCTATACGCTGTAGTATTGGATCCTTAGCCATATGTATCTCCTTATCTTGCACCAGTAGCTGATATGTCGATGTCAAACCCTGATACCTCAAAGTCCTTGTTGTCAGACACAAGTATTTTGTAACTCAGGTATCTACCTGAGGATCGACTATCAATCTTATAGTCACTGCCTGTGTTAAATGTAGTTGAGCTTCCATAGGTTGGATCTGAGTTAGGTACATCAGAGGCACCGAATGTAAATGTAATGCTTTTGTTTGAGTTTGTAGTTGTTGCCTGTGGGTATATGGCGTTGATAACCTTGTAGCCACTAAGGGGTACCTTTGTCTCATCTAAGTCTATGCCAATACGCTCTACCTGGGATGGCTTTATGGCCTCAGTGTCTAACTGAAAGGCTACACGTCCCTCATCGGATAAGTCTAATGCAAATAGCTTGTCTGAGGTTAAACCGTCGTCTGTTAGTGATTCACCTACCATTAACGTATGCCTGTCAAAGCTGTCTTCCTGGGCGTAGTAGGTACCACCTGTTAGGTCATACTCTAAGTTAGTAGCACCTGCATATGTAACAATGGAGTTTATGTTGGCTATCGTACCTGAGGATACGTTATGTAAATCCATGAATGACCAGGTGTTGTTTCTGTAGTTATAAACTGCAGCTCTATTACACCTGTTGGCATTAGGGAAGTTTACCAGGGCATCTCCTGATAAGTAGCAAAAGTATATCTCATTAAGAGTTGGGTTATGCTGTACGAAGAACCTTTCCTTGGCTGTGTTGTTTAATCCTGTGTATATGAATGTCCTTACTCTTTCATCGCATATAGACTGCTTAGATGTACCGTCGTGAACGTAGATGTCGAAGTCACCAAAGGCATAGTGTTTACCGTCAACTTCAACGACACAGTTCTGATTGATTAATCCACAGTCAGTGAAGAGCTTTCTAAAGTTAAATATGAATGTACCACCCACAAACTCCATGAGCCATACCTGGTCACTTGAGTAGATAATGAAGTTACTACCGAGGGGCATGCCGTCGATGATACCTGTCTGCATCTCACCCAGGTCGTTAAAACCTGCAGACTTGGTTAAGTCTGTCTCATCCCAACTATCAGGGACGGCATCTGCCAAAGCAATATTCGACCACCTTACACGTGTAGGAAAGTTACTAGCCCCTTCGACTGTGTTGAGTGCAATTAAGAAGTCATTGTATGACCTAAGGGATGCACACCTGTAAGATGTAGGCCAGTTAGTTAAGTCAGCGAAGTTGGTTGCTGATGAGTTTCTAAATACTGGGACACGGTCTTCCCTGTTAATATAAGTTACCGAAGACAGAGTAGTTCCTGTAAATGGTCGTGGATCTGAACTGCCACTGATTGAACCACTTCTGTCTGATACTGTACCTGAGTTATACTCATTAATGACGTAGTCGTCAGATATTAAAAGTACACTGTCGTATCCTGTCGATGGAACGACACCATAAGAGAAACGAGGGGTGAATCCCAGTGATCCTTTTACGTTTCTGAAGATTGGTGACCTACGGATTTTTCCCTCGTCAAACCGAACATTCAATGCCTCACTAAAGGCGTTAACTGGTATGTTGTATGAGCTTTTATCAGATATAACTCCAACAGAACCTAAGTCTCTTATTGGAAAGTTACTACCCATACTAAACGCTTTCTTTTACTGGTTTCTCTTTATCTCTTAGACTGTAATAAAGAACACTGTCTTTCTCCTTGAGAGATGACATAAAGTCTTCATACTTCCTGTCTAATAATTCCTGGTCTTTAGGTGTCATATGAAACGACCTTCCTTGACTTCCTTACACTTCCACTTAACAGCCCTGTATCCTCTTAGATACTGAGGTATCTCACTGCCTATGACTAAGGCTCTATCTTTACAGGCCTCAAAGGTCTCATAGACAACTGGGTACTCAGTGTTCTCAAGTATGACACACTGCTTAGGGTTCATAATCATACAGGCGTAAACAAGTAGTTTAAACATGGTGTCACCTATATGGAGTTAGTAGCTGAGTAGAAGTCGTCTAATTCTATTGTTCCTGATGTCGGCACACTGGCATTTACATTGACTGTTATCGTGCTTGTGTTGTAGGCGTCACCACCAAAGTTAAACTGGTTAGCCGACCAACCTGCACTAGACCCAGTAAAGGATCCTGTAATGGTGTCACCTGCTGTGGCGTCACATGTACCGTTGTAATAGGCAAAGCTGTCGTTGGATGTTAATCCCTGGTTAATCTGCTCAGTGCCGTTCTTAGATATAACGATTGTAGCTGTATTAGGGTTACCGAAGCCACCGTAGTAGTAGCCAAACCTGTAGTTATATGTACCAGTCTTATCCACGGTAAACGACCAGGACTGGGCATTAGCTGTACCGTTGTCTGACCACCTTTGATATGAAAACAGGTTACTGCCGTTAAAGGTTAAGCCAGTGTCAATACTACGCCCTGAGTTATTCGTTGATGCTGAGGTGGAACCTGCAGTGGCCGTGTCCGACAGTGTCGATGGAACGATACTACCACCCCTATAGCATTGACTGAGGGCTATGGAACCAGTGTCACCAAACTCAGTACGGATGTTATCCATGGATATGGTACCACTAGACTGGATAGCCATTACATGCACATCCTTCCTTATGAGTGTCTAATTGTTTCTTCAGCTCCTTAATGGATTCAATGAGTAGTGGTACAAGCTTCTCATAGTGTACCGTCATGTATGTAGGGTCGATAGGAGCCTCAGCTATTACCTCAGGCATGATAGCTTGGACGTCCTGAGCAGAGACCCCTACCTCCACCTTATCTTCATAACCGTAATCTTTAGCTATCTCATTCGGTCTGAAGTAAAACCCATTGAGGGACATAACCTTATCTAAGGCTCCATCTATGGGTTGGATGTCAGTCTTAAGTCTCATGTCTGAATAGTAGGCTGTGACGTTGCCAGTGGATCTAACCTCGGCAAAGGTCACTGTGTCTGTTGTGGCAACA